AGTAATGTTCCTTGGTGGAATGTAACACAATCGTTATAATACTTACACAAAATCATTGATTTCCCCCTCATACCGCATTGCGGATTATCCGTATTATTGATATACTGAATCCTTACCAAATTTAAGAATGGACGGTGTTGTGCATGTCATTTATTGATGACAACGGATCTATTACAGATCCTTACAGAAATTTTATTCATATTTCAAGATATAGCAGATGGATGGAAGATAAGAACAGAAGGGAAACGTGGGTAGAAACTGTAGATCGCTACATGGCTTTTATGAAAAAGCATCTTGTAGAAAACTATAAGTATAATGAGGACGATATTAAGTTTGCACAAGTTAAGGAAGCAATTCTTAAACACAAGGTAATGCCCTCAATGAGGGCTATGATGACCGCTGGGCCTGCTTTAGAGCGTGATAACATCGCAGCGTATAATTGTTCATTTATAGCGGTAGACAGCCTGAGATCCTTTGATGAGGCTATGTATATCCTCATGAATGGTACTGGTGTAGGATTCTCAGTAGAGCAGAAGTATGTTGCTCAACTACCTGTTATTGCAGAAGAGTTATATCCAACAAATACCACTATTGTGGTAGAGGATTCAAAGTTAGGGTGGGCCAAGGCATACAAAGAACTTATTGGTCTTCTTGTTACAGGGCAAATTCCAGAATGGGATATGTCAAAGGTTCGTCCCGCAGGCGCACGACTCAAGACATTTGGTGGACGTGCATCAGGTCCAGAACCATTAAACGATCTATTTAAGTTTACCGTTGAGCAATTCAAGATTGCCAAGGGACGTAGACTCAAGTCAATTGAGGCACATGACATTATGTGCAAGATTGGCGAGGTAGTTGTTGTTGGAGGCGTTCGTCGCTCCGCTCTTATTTCCCTTTCTAATCTAGATGACTTTGAAATGGCTAAGGCCAAATCAGGTCAGTGGTGGGAGACAGAGGGACAGCGTGCCCTTGCTAATAACTCAGCGGTATACAATATGAAACCAAATACTGCTCAATTCCTTCGTGAATGGAGGAACCTCTATGAGTCAAAATCTGGTGAACGTGGAATCTACAATATGGATTCAGTTCGCAAGCATATTGACAAGTTTGGTCGCAGAGATTCTTCAAAGGTTGCAGGAACAAACCCATGTGGTGAAATTCTATTGCGAGCCAATCAATTCTGTAACCTTACTGAGGTAGTCATTGATGCTAATGACACAATGGAAACCTTGAATGAGAAAGTTAAACTTGCTACAATTCTAGGAACTTGGCAGTCAACGCTAAGTAACTTTAAATACATTAGAAAGTCTTGGCAAACAAATACAGAAGAAGAAAGACTATTGGGGGTATCGTTAACTGGTATTTTTGGAAACAAACTTACTGGAACTCTTAATAAGGATCTTGCAGAAAACCTTACAATGCTTCGTGAAACTGCGGTAGAAGTTAATGCCAATGAGGCAGATGGCTTGGGTATTGAAAGGTCTGTTGCTATTACTACCGTCAAGCCTTCTGGAACTGTTTCTCAGTTGACTGGGGTATCTAGTGGAATTCATCCTTGGTATTCAAAGTATTATCTCCGTTCAGTTCGTGCAGATAACAAAGATCCATTGACAATGTTCCTCAAGGACTTTGGTGTACCAAGTGAACCAGATGTAATGAAGCCAGAAGCAACAACTGTATTCTACTTCCCAATCAAGGCTCCAGATGGAGCAACCGTAACAACAGATCTTTCAGCAATTGACCACCTTGAGATTTGGAAGGTATATAGAACTTATTGGACAGAGCACAATCCATCTGTAACAATCAACGTTTCAGAGGATGAGTGGGTTTCAGTTGGTGCTTGGGTATATGATAACTTTGATTCTATTGGTGGAGTGAGTTTTCTTCCACTATCTGAGCATTCATATCGCCAAGCGCCATATCAAGAGATTACAAAGGAAGAATATAACGATGCAGTTGCAGCAATGCCAAAGAACATTCCTTGGCAGTCACTTCCCCTCTATGAATTAGAAGATACGACAACTGGAAGCCAAGAGTTAGCCTGTTCTTCTGGGGCTTGTGACGTGGCCGATCTAGTTTCTGCATAATTTAATAGTATTTTGGGCGGGGTACTCATTGAGTGCCCCGTCCTTGCTATAATGATTATATGTCGGTAGCCTTAAATTCCTATGCAGTAAAAGCATATGCAGAACATCCAATATCAATGTGGCCTCTAGATGATAATTCTTATTATATATCTTACATGAATAACGCTAAAAGAAAGTTTTCAACATGGACAATTACCACTAGTCCAACTTCTGGCGGGGCAACGCATAATGATTCTCCAACACTTCCAGATATTGCACTTCCTTTCTTAAATGAAACATATTCTGCAATATATGTATCAAATTCATCATTACCAAATGATACGCTCGTATCAGCAAAGAGCGGCAACATAGATATTTCAGACATGAATTCATCTCTTGAGAGTTTTTGTGTCAATTTTTTCCTATATCAAAGTCCACAGTATGTAAATTGGTATAAATTAGGATACGAATACTACGATACGGACTCCTTAGCGTATGACACAGTATTGTCTGGACAGATACCGCCACCAACATTACAATCTTGGAGTAATTTTAATACAACCTATGACTTGCCGCAGAATATTTCATATGCACATCCAATAAAGTTAATAATTCAAATAAATTTGAAAGATGTTTCATCTTCTGATGCAGAAGATAGAACGTTTATCATGAATGGTTTATCAGTTGGTCAATGGTCAGAGACTTCTTGCAATAAATCCCTTGGAATTGACCCAATTGCAATTCCTGTTTCAACTGACTTAGTTGGATTAACTGGATACCCCGCTGATCAATATGGACTACTGAGTGATAATGGGTATTATCTAGTAGAAGATGGAATTCTTCTGGCAAGTAATGGAAGCGTGCCTTTGGTCTTTGGAACAGACAATGCTACAACTCTTACCGCTTCTCAACTTGGAAATCCATCGTTTATTTTTCCTGGAATGGGAGTATTGAATGAAAAAGGTAAGTTTAAAGACTATTCCTTAGAATTTTGGATGAAAGTAAATCCATCAACAGTGTATTCAAGAAGAATCCTTGGTCCACTTGCAGAAACTTCGTGGGGAGTGTATGTAAAAGAAGGATTTATATCACTTGTCATAGGAAATAGTCGTGGTTCTCATTCAGTATCTGAATGGAATAGACCAATGATCGTTCATATTCTCATAAAGAGAGAAAGTGCATCACTCTTTATCAATGGCGAGCAAGTTATCACAATACCATACGATCCATACTCATTAACCTTCCCAGATTCAGACAATGATTGGTGGGGATTTTATTCATATGAGGATATAGATCACTTTAAGATTGACTGTATCTCAATTTACCCATATGCAATTGCAACACAAGTTGCAAAAAGAAGAATGGCTTGGGGGCAAGCCGTTCCATCAGCACAGTTTATTGATAGTGGTTTTGGTGGAATTCCAACAACAATAGACTTTCCAGTATCTGGATACAAGTCCAATATTATCTATCCAGATATTGCGAGATGGGATGGCGGCTATTTTAATAACCTTAAGGCAACAACAAATAGCCTTACGGTTCCAGATTATGAACTGCCAACCATTTATCTTGGCGGTAGAAATATTTATGATTGGTATGATGCAAATAATACTGTAAACAATCTTGAATATCCCTCGCCTAATAGCCCTAAATTTATTACATTTAGACCAAATGTATCGGGTGGTGCTTGGACTCCAACTGGAGATGATTGGAATGAGGATTGTTACTTACAGTTTCAATCATTAAATATCCTTACAAATCCAGTAAGTGCGGTATATGGAGTATTTGAGGTAGAGAATGAAACCTCATCAGACAGACCGCTGATTCATTTTATTAATACTCTCAGTGGTAAAAGATTTGAGATAAATTTATTTGAAGATCAGATAAAATATAATCTCAACAATGTTGAACTTGCGTCCATAACCGTAGATACTTCAGACCACATGGTGGCGGGAATAAATATTAAAACTTTTGCAAATACATATGGATACGAGGCTCTTACATTTTTTGGAAATCCTTCTGCAATTCAGATAATAGTAGGAGGAAATGCAAAAACTGGAGATGATGCGTTAACATTTGATGAAAAAATTTATAGATTTGGATTTTGCAATGAAATAAATTATAATGAGTTGGCAGATCATTTTGATAGTTCTGGAATAACATTTCCAGACGATAATGGACTATTCCTTGATCATTTTGCAAGTTATACCCTTCTTCCAATGTATGAATATGAAAAGTTTTTCTTGGATATTGCAATAAATGCTGAATGGGAAGAATATTATCCACTTTCATACTTTGCATCACCAGTCATAGATGAGAATGGGGACACGGTATATGATATAGACTCTTTGCAGTTAAATATCGGCTATCCATCCGTATCTGCTCCCCTTCTATTCCTTTATCAAGACCTAGAGGCGTTATTCTCAACTCAAACATATGCAGATCTAGACGACCCAGTTATTTCTGGATACTCAAACTACTTAGATCTAAAATACAATAATACATCTGGGGGAGATATAGACGTATCCATGTCATCATTAAAAATGTATGCAACATTCCAGTCTATTTTTGACAACAATGTCAATCCCCTAGATTCTTTTGTTTATACAAAGAAACTTGATGCTTCAAAGGTAATCTATGTGGAAAATGAGAATACTATTGCAAGTCCATCAAAGGCGTTTAATACAAAGTTTGAAATACTTAATGGAACTATCATGTATCCACCAAAAGTATACAATGAAGAAAATATAGACTTTACTAATCTATCAATGGCAATTCACTTTGTATTAAATCAAAAAGGAATTTTGTCAAATCCATTTAATGTGAGAACATTTGAAATTGCCTCCAGACCACTAAGCAATGACTATTTGCTTAATCCGATAAAGACAAAGTTTGGTAACAGTATCTATACCTACACAGATGACGGAGCAGTTTTTGATGGTAAAGAACAGAATCCAGTATACATATATAAGAAGACAAGTCCATATCTGTACTTAACCGATGACTCAGGAATTAAGGTTGTAAAACATTTAGAGGATAAAGAATTCTTAGCATCTGTTGCAATAAATCCATCTGCATCAAACAACTTCAACGTTGCAGCAATGCAGATATGGATAAAGCATGACTTTTCAGAATTTTCACAATTAGATATTCCAATATTTGAGATTGTAAACGTAAATAATACTATTGAAATTATGCTTACATCAATTGATAATGGAAATAGAGCACAAATCTATGCAAGAGATAAAGATACACTTGCACCAATCACATACATCTCTTTCTATCAGAATGGAATATATGTAAATCTTCCAACAATAAGGATGGGTGATTGGTCTTGCTTGGGTATGCTCTTCCAAGAATCACTTGAGTTTACAAACTTTGTTGGAAAAATTAATCTTTTTGGTAGAACATACTTCAATAATATATCTTATTACTTGGAAGAAAGTATTGGAAAGAAAGTTGGAATTATTGCAAGAAACTGGGGGCAGGTATATGAAGAACCTCCAACAACCTATGATTGGCAATATTGGAGAGATTCAGGAACTTGGAGAGATGTATACGTTCTTGATCAGGTAACCACATATATTCTTACCCCAGAAAACATTTATCAATCATATCTTGGTACAAACAGGGAAGTAATTGATGATGAGGGTGGGGTTTATATAGGATCTTATGGATTCTCTGCCTATTCTAATACCGTTTGGTCACAAGATATAAGAAAACCTGCATAGTCTGGTATAATTATGGTTATGAGTAATACAAAAACCCCAAAAATTGGTAAAACTAAGATAACGCATATAGATAAAGGCTCTGGTCAACGGAATATGTTTGGCTACGAATGGGGACTTTATTTTTGGAGGCTTCCAAGTGGAAGACTATTCAAGGATAACGAAGGAAGACTTCTCAATATTCCCTCCGTAAAAGGAGATATTGGTCAAATGTCAAAGATTCGTCAAGCAGCCACAGCATATGGTCAACCAGAGGGTGAAGCGTGGTTCTATGCTGGTGCAAATAGGTCTACAGATGAAGAGTATGCTGAGCAACTTGATCGTCTTAATCAAGGATTGATTCCATCAATGAATGATCTTGGTGCAGTTGATGCTGCAAAGAAGACTGCCGCACTCTATGGGGATGCTGAATAATGTCTGAACTCCTTATTGATGCAAAACTAGCAGATGCAATAATTGAGAATGAATTTCTCAACTCAGATCCATTCAATAAGAGTTGGGAAACGCTCATTGGTTTTAATGGAATAGATAAAAACTTTAAGCGTAGAGTTGCTCGTACTGAAAAAGCAAACACAACAATCAACAATGTTCCTCGTCAAGCAGACGGTCAAATCTCTGAAAGATATCTATCTGATGCCAATGCAATTGGTCAATCAGAAAGTGGAGATGCAAACTCAAAGCGTATCAACCCTGGGCAGGTATATAGAAATGGATACGGGATCTTTGATCTAATTACCCCTCCATATAATCTATATGAACTTTCATCATATTACGATACTTCATTTGCCAATCATGCGGCGGTAGATGCAAAGGTATCAAATACAGTTGGTCTTGGCTATAAGTTTGATATGACAACAGAAACATTGCTTAGGCTAGAAGCAACCTCAAGTGAGTCTGCAAAAAAGAAGGCTAAGAAGCGTATTGAGCAGTTAAAGATTGAAATGGCTAATTGGATCGAAAGTTGCAATGATGATGACAGCCTGACAAAGACTCTTGAAAAAGCAGTTACAGATATGCAGGCAACTGGAAATGGTTATATTGAAATCGGTAGAACTGTGGCTGGAGACATTGGATATATTGGTCATATTCCATCAACTACAATGCGTGTGCGTCGTCTTCACGATGGATACATTCAGATCATTGCAGGAACCATAACATATTTTAGAAATTTTGGCGCTACTAATCCAAATCCAGTTACAACCGATAATAGACCAAACGAGGTTATTCATATCAAGGAATACTCTCCCCTCAATACCTTTTATGGTGTACCAGATATCATTGCAGCAATGACTTCACTCCGTGGGGATCAGATGGCTGCACAATATAACATTGATTATTTTGAGAACAAGGCTGTTCCAAGATACATTATTACTGTCAAGGGTGCAAAACTCACTCCAGAGGCAGAAGACAAGTTATTTCGATTCTTCCAAACTGGACTCAAGGGTCAATCACATCGTACATTGTATATTCCACTTCCTGGAGATAGCGAGGGAAGCAAGATTGAGTTTGACATGCATCCTGTAGAAAATGGAGTACAAGAAGCATCATTCAATGATTATCGTATTCGTAATCGTGACGATATCCTTATGGCACATCAAGTGCCACTATCTAAATTAGGTGGCACTGGTTCTGGTGGTCTTGCTGCGGCAATGAGTCAAGATAGAACATTCAGAGATCAAGTTGCAAAGCCATTACAAGAGTATATTGAGAAGGCTGTAAACAAGATTATTAAAGAAAAAACAGACATAATCAAACTTTGCTTTAACCAACTCAGCCTTACTGATGAAATTGCAGATTCTCAGATTAATGAAAGATATGTAAAGAATCAAGTGCTTACTCCTAATGAAGTTCGTGAAAAGATTGGATATCCACAAAGAGATGGTGGAGATGTTCCTCTTGAACTCAATCCAAGACAAGCAGCAGATGCCAAGGGAAATATGGCGGGAAGCAAAACGAGAGATGCAGAACGCTCAAGTAATCAGTCTGATGGTGCTGGAGCAGTAACAGGAAGAAATCCTAAAGGTGAAGGGTCAAAGACATCGTAACGTAATTGTTATAAAATGATGTTATAATTACAATAGTCATGATTAAATTCCAAGAAACTAAGACAGCAATCAGCGGTAACCACCTTAATTTTTCTACCCCAATCTCTAAGATAGATGTAGAAAAAAGAATGGTACATGGATTTGCAACATTAGACAACCTTGATAGACAAGGTGATGTTGTTCCGCTTGAGGCATCAATCAAGGCTTTTGAATCTTTCAGAGGAAACATAAGAGAAATGCATCAGCCAATTTCTGTTGGCAAGGTAGTTTCCTTTAAAGAGGAGAAATATTTTGATGAGGATACCAATAAATTCTATAACGGAATTTATGTGTCTGCCTATGTGAGCAAGGGTGCTCAGGATACATGGGAGAAGGTACTTGACGGAACGCTCAGCGCATTCTCAATTGGTGGCGAGGTTCATGACGCAGAAGATGTCTATGATGAAGAGTTGGGTAAGAAATATCAAGTAATTAAAGAATATTCACTTAGCGAACTTTCTTTGGTTGACAATCCAGCAAATCAATTTGCTAATGTTATCAGTATTGAAAAAGGCCAAGGAACAGGATACCTTATGAAGGCAACAATTGAGAACGTATTTTGGTGCAGAAAAGACGATGTAATTCAAATGGCATACAGCCAGAACAAGGCTTGCCCACAATGCGATAAGGCTATGGCAAATATTGGCTTTGTAGAGAGTAATGATGCTGACAAGGCTTCAGTCATAAAAAGTATTATCATCAGCACAAAAAAATCAACAATTCAAAAGGGTATTGAAGTTGACTCATACGTTAAATTTAATAATGAATATGGTAAGGTGATTGACTTAGTATTTAAGGGTGGAGCAAGGCTTTCGTCTGAAGAGGTCGCTGTTATGGCAAAATCAGATGATCCTATTGCCATAATAAAATCATATTCACAAAAAGACGGTATAATAATACCAACAAGTCGTCGCGTTATTAAGAATATTTCATTACTAGAAAAAGTTAATGCGATTAGTAAATCAGAGGTAAAGGAGGTAAGCAAGATGGATTCAGATATTATCGTTGTCGATGAGATGGAAAAGTCAATGAGCGAGGAACAAGTAAACCCACCAATGGAGGATGCTATTCCCGTCAGCGTAAATGACGCAACAAAGGCTCTTGAAGTCGAAGTCACAGAAGAAGATGACATGAATGAAGAAATGGATAAGGGAATGGCTAACTGCAAGGAATGCGGAATGTCATGCTCTCCTTCAGACATGAATAACGGAATGTGCGAAAAGTGTTCTGGAATGGGCAAGGCTGTTGCGCCAGCAGCAGTTAGCGAAGAAGATGTTAATGCCACAACCAAAATGATTGAAGGCATTACCGATCATCTTACATCTGCACTTTCCACTCTTGCTGAAACAGTAAAGGCTCTTGATGCCAAGATTGAAGGCATTAACAAGGCGATTGCTGGAGTCAGCAATGAGGTAAGTGAAGTAAAAGATAGTTTTGGAAAGCGCGTGGACGCTGTGGAAAAGGACACTGCTTTCCGTAAGTCTGCTGATCTTGGCGAGATCTTGCAGGAACAACCAGTAGTGATTCGGAAGTCACTTTGGGGCGGCAGTTTCCTCAAAAATGCCGATCTATTTAAATAAAACAGAAAAATTCAGGAGGTGAAACAAAATGGCACAAGAAATTATTAAGAACCAACCAAGTGATGCAGGAGAGTATGGCGATCCAAACCCAGGTCTATATCAGGGTCAGGGCGCAGTAGCAAACCTCGGAATCGGTGGAACAGAACCAGTAATAGGTGGTGATGCATGGGGAACAGCAGGAAATATTCCAGTTGCAAACTATGGAGACACAACAGGCCCAAATGCAGTTAATCCAGTCGGAGCACCTGGTGGTATTCTAAACCCAGAACAGGCTCGTCGATTTATCGACTATGTTTGGGATGCAACAGTTCTCGCCCAAGATGGCCGTAGAGTTACAATGCGTGCAAACACGATTGAACTTGAAAAGGTTAACGTAGGTGAGCGTGTTATCCGTTCAGCAGCACAGGCACTTGGTGAATACCAGAACGCTGGTGCAACATTCACAAAGGTAGAACTTACCACAAAGAAGATTCGTCTTGACTGGGAGGTTTCAACTGAGGCACTTGAAGATAACATCGAAGGTGCAGCACTTGAAGATCACCTAGTTCGTTTGATGACAAACGCATTTGGTAATGACCTTGAGGATCTTGCTATCAATGGTAACGCAGGTATGGACCCATTCCTTGGCATCATGAACGGTTTCGTAAATCAAGAAGTTGATGGAGATTCACACGAAGCCGTTGTTGATACAACAGGAGGATGGACACCTGAGGTAATGCAGGAGATCATTTATGCTCTCCCACGCAAGTACCGTGCTATCAAGTCAGGACTCAAGTTCTATGCAGGTACAGATGTCTTTGCAAACATTGTTAAGAACAACGGTACACTTGCAGATGCTATCTCAGAGGCACTTATGCCAAGAGTTAGCGGTACACCAGGCCGTCGTGAAGACTACCTTTCAGGTGGTGGACAGACATTTGGTGGCGCTCGTACCACTCGTGTTCTTGGCATTGACGTTCAGGAAGTTCCTTACTTCCCTGCGGGTTTTGTTGATTTGACATTCCCACAGAACCGTGTATGGGGTTTTCAAAGAGATATCACTGTCAACCGTGAGTACAAGCCAAAGAAGGACACAATTGAGTATACAATTTTCGTCCGTTTCGGCATCACATGGGAAGAACTAGACGCAATTGCATATGCAGAAGCAACACCAGTTGTTTCCTAATATCAAACATGCTATGCTTTGGGGAGGGACTGCGGTCCCTCCCCTTAAGCATATAATGATATAATTACTATAAAGGAAGAGGTGTTACATGATGGAATCAGTAGACTTAAAAAAAGAAATGCCAAAGACTGAAGAAGATTTAAATGTTGAAAAAGTTGAGACTACTGTGGAAACGGTAGCAAAAGAAAATCCAGTAATTGACAAGGTAAAGGTGGAAGAAGTTGTTAACGATGACAACCAAAAGGTTATTACTGGACCAACCAAAAAGAAAACAACAAGATCTTCAAACATGCAAAAAAATCCTGAAAATGTTCTTGGATCAAGGGCTGCCGATAAGGCGCTTGCAAAGATCATTATAGAAGAAAAAGAAGAGCCAAAGAATATTACAGAAAAAGTTGCACTTTGGTCAAATAAGAATATTCGTTGGTCAGATGTTGGAGCGGTAAATAAAGGTTATAATATCGTAACAAAGGAGGCATCCGAAAAGTGGCTTTCTAAGGATGGTATCCGTAAGGCTACTCCTGAAGAAGTAGCAACTTATTTCGGTAAATAATCTATGCAAATAATGAGAGTACCGCCGTTTCCATTAACTTTTACTGAATCTGGTTTTGAATCAGAAAGAGCATACGCTATATTGATTGTTGATGATCATACAGTAAGTATTTCAGAAATTGCAGTAATGAGTGACGTAGACGGCATCATTTCATTAGACCTTCCAGATTATTTTTCTACATATGATGATGAATATCGTGTAGAGATTTATTATAATTTATCCTTAACTCCAGAAACTACAATTTTGCTTGGGGATCTTGTTTGGGTAGATACTCTAACCATTATGCGACCATATGTAAATCCATTGACTATTGCAGAAACACCAGAAGATATAACAAATGCAACAATATATGAGGATATTGCAAGAGCAATAATAAACTCTATAACTGGTGGATTTATGTATAAAAGAGAAATAGTTGAAACTGTCGGCCTAGGAAACGATTATCTATCAGTTCCATTTAGACTCAATAAAATAGTTCGGGTATATGAAAATGATGTTATCGTATATGATACTGAACCTGAAGATGCAGCAACTTGGACAAATGTAAAAGAATATTATATTACTCCAGATAAGGCATCAATAAGCGTAGTAGTTCCTGGTACAACTGGATTCAATAGAACCCAGTCAAAGCCTGTAAACATGAGGCGGGGTGCTTCAGACTCATTCACTCTTTATAATACTAACGATTCCCCAAACTTTGCATATGACGTATATGATACTAAAACATTCTCAGATTATGGGGGTAATTCTGTAATGTTCCCATCTGGATGGGACTATGTAGTATGGGTTGAAGCGGGATGGCCCATTATTCCACAAGATATAAAGCAGGCTACTAGTCTTATAATCAATGATATTAAATGTAACAATCTTCCTTATGTAAATCAATATATCTCAGAATACAAGAGCGACCAATTTAATATTAAATTTAACGATCTTGCATTTAAAGATACTGGAAATAGAATTGCCGATAGAATTCTTTCTGCCTATGTTAGGCCAATATATCGTCTTGGAGTTTTATAATGTCTATATTCCTATGCCACAATCTATTCTTTCCAATGCATTGTGATGTATATTACTCATTGGAGACCCAAGATGATTATGGAAAAATGGTAAAACAATGGTTTTTTGATAGAACAGAAAATTGTTCAATCTATTCGATTAGTGATAGATCGAATGATGAAAACTTTACATTCAATCCTGCTAGCAATGATATTTTTTTTAAATTAGAGACAATGCTTTTTGGAAGAACTGAAACAGATTTAAGAAAATCTTCAAATGGAGAATACTATCCGCTGTCTAATATACTGATAAATAATATTCGTGGATTAGAAACAGATGAATCATTCTTTATTGAAACTGTTGGTGGATTTATTGGTACACCGACATTATATGAGATTAAAGCAAATCAGCCATATGTTGGTCCTTTTAATAGGGTAGATTATTATAAAATACAGTTAGAGCGTTCAGATATTCAAGGTGATTTAATAGCATGATAAACGTTAAAATAGATGCAATGCAATTAAATAGAACATTAAATAATGTTGTAGAATATTCTGATGGATTTCTTAAAGGAATAGACATGAAAAAAATAGAATTTAATAATGAAATTGCCAATTTTACTTCTGCTGCATTGGGTAAATATATTGACGCTCAAGCAAGAATGAATCCATTAAGGTTACACCATGTGTATGAATGGGGAAAGTCAGGAAATCAAGCATCAAGACTTTTTGAATTTGAAACAATGGTTTCAGGAAAAAGTATTCATTTTACTGGAAAGTTCCTTCCATCTAAATCTGTAAGCAATACATCAAATGAACCATTTGTAGACAAAGCAAATATTATGGAAAATTCTATTCAAGTAGTAATAGAGCCTAAGAACAGCGACGTATTGGCATTTGAAAATAACGGTGAAACAGTATTTACTACAAACGCAATCTATATAGATCATCCCGGTGGAGATGAGGTTGCTGGAAGTTTTGGAGAAACTGTTAATGATTTTTTTGAAAACTATTTTACTAACGGATTATTGAGGCCACTCATAAACAAATTATCAACAGCAAAAGAATTTACTGCATCATTTTCTTCTGGGGCAAAAAGTGGTAGCAATGAGGGTGTTCGTGCAGGAAAAGAGTATTTAAATGTTCAGGGGGTAGTTGAATGAGTTTAACAGATTTAACTCTTCCAGTGCTTGCAGTAAATGGATATTTGTGGGACACCATGAAAGATATTGAACCTAGTTTTGCAACTAGATATGGATCTACCCTGCCATTTTTCCCGCTTAGCGATTCAGCGACGGGAGCAAGTTGGGAAAACAAGCCCTATATCATCTATGACAGAATGATGAGAACAACGGGTAGTGCATTTTATCCAGTAAAAAAAGATCACATTCTTTATGCAGTAAAGGCAACAGATATTGAATCATTGCAATGGGGGCTTGCAATTGAGTATATTCTTGACAGAATGGACGATGCTGCTCAAGATATCAATGAATGGAATAGACAGAAAAATAATAAATACAAGGTGTATTTTCACAGTTTGAGGGTGTTTCAATCAGAGTCTTCTGCGAATAGAAACTTTAGCACAAGACCATACTATATTACTGAGTTTATTGTTCAGTCTGAGTATCATTTCACTGAACCATTAGAATCATTTTTAACATAAAAAGCAGGTATAATTAGTATTGAGGAAACACCCCCAGCAAAAAAATAAAAAGGAAAATAGAGGTGAAGTAAAATGGCTTATAGTCGTGGTGATTCAAAGCAGATTATCGTTGGTGCAGCAGCACTATTCGTATCAAAGACTGCTCAGTTCGATCCAACAAATGCTAGCCCAGTACTACCAAATTTCGTGGCAGGCACAACATACCGTGAAACGCTTACAACTGCTTCAACAGTTGTTCGTAACGTAGGTTACACAATGAATGGATTGGAAATTCAGTTCCAACCAGACTTTGGCGAGGTTCAGGTAGATCAACTTCTTGACGTTGCAAAGTTGTACAAGCAAGGAATGCAGGTTAGCCTTAATACAGCATTTGCAGAAGCAACACTTGAGAACCTTCTTGTTGCAATTGCTGCTCCAACTAGCAACTTAGTTGACAATCAGCAGTGGAACAACCCACTAGAAAGAGGATCAATAAACTACGCAGATGTACTTGAACTTACATCAGGAGAAATTGGCGAATGCCCAGTAGAGCGTGGACTTATTGCAGTTGGACCTGGTACAGGAGACTGTGCAGTAGGAAGTTCAATTGAAAGAATCTATGTTGCTTACCGTGCGCTCTCAATTGAGAACGTTACAGTATCTGCAAAGCGTGATGCTCCTTCAATGTTTGAAGTTTCATTCCGTTTGCTCCCAGCAGACAACGGTTCATACGGAAAGATCGTTGACCGTCTCGTACCAACTTCCTGATAAGGAATATAACTTAATAGGCATCAGCCCCGCTTCGGCGGGGCTTTTGTCATGCGTGATATAATTTACTCATCAACCTTAGAAAGGGTAAAATAAATGGCTACTACAGTTTTTGAAAAGACAGACCTCGTACTCATGGACGGTACAAAGATATCTATGCGTCCACTAAAGATTTCACTCCTTCGTAAGTTTATGAAGAAGTTCGATACCGTTGTTGAAGTTGCCTCAAGCAACGTTGACTCAATGGATGTTCTTATTGATTGTGCATTGATTGCAATGGAACAATACGCTCCAGAGTTTGCAACAGATCGTGAAAAGTTTGAAGATGTTGCTGACATCAAGATGGTCTATAAGATCATTGAGGTTGCTTCTGGTATCAAGTTGGACGCAGAGGGAAACGATCAGGCGATGGCGGCGGCACTACTTGGTCAGAACTAGACCTCGCTGTCCTTGAATCAGAAGTATTCCTTTTAGGTAATTGGAAAGATTATGAAGAATTAGAGGATAGTCTTTCCATGCCAGAATTAACGGCAACCCTAACAGCAATAAGAGAACGAGACAATAACCATAATAAGTTTCTTGCAGCAATTCAAGGAATTGATCTTGATGCAGATTCTGGTGAAACCAAGGGACAGAAGGAGTGGGAAGATATCAAGGCAAGAGTATTTAGCGGGGGAACTGCAAAAGATTCAAATGATATAATTTCTCTTCAAGGAGTTAATGCTTCACAGGCTGGATTTGGTATAGGTGCTGGCTTGTCTTATGACAATGTTGGACATGAATCTGGAGGTTGGTCATGAGAAGAAATGGTATAATTTATTAAGGTGAAAACATAATGGCAGATGTAAATGCAATCATTAATATAGACATAAATTCGTCTTCTGCATTGCTAAATCTTAAAAGACTTGAATCGCAGATAGATCAGTTTAATAGGTCTGTATCAGCGAGCAATGCAACTGCTGCTGCATCACAACAAGGTTTAAATAAAGCACTTCTTGATGGTATAAACAACACTGGGCTGTTTACTTCAAAGATTGTTCCAGTCGAATCATCAATGAGAAGATTTTCAACATCTTTAGATGAAGGTCGTCTATCTCTTGGAGAATATACAAGGTATGCTGGATCTCAACTACCTGGATTAGGCAGGGTATTTAGAAGAGAATTTGATTCTATTGAGCAAGTTGCTACATCTAGAGTTAAATCAATGCAAACTCAATACCTTGCCCTAGGAAAAACGGTAGATGGGGTTACAAGAACAATTGCATCTACACCAACAGGTTTAGCAAAAGGAATGGCTACAGATCTAGCCATGACTCAACAACGTCAGCAAATATTTAATAAATTACTTGATGATGGTTCTACAAAATTGCTGAACTGGGGAAAGAATACTCAATGGGCTGGTCGTCAGTTGATGGTTGGATTTACTCTTCCACTTGCTGCATTTGGTGCAGTAGCATCAAAGACGTTCATGGAAATAGATAAGGCTACTATTTCATTAAAAAGAGTCTATGGAGATTTAAGCACAACTAAAGAAGAACTAAACTCAAACGTAGAGGCCGTCAAAGGGCTTGGTCGTGAATACACCAAGTATGGAATAACCTTAGCAGAAACAATTGATCTAAGTGCTCGTGCTGCTGCTACTGGAGCAACCAATGAAGGCTTGATGGCTGCAACTGAACAAACGTTAAGGTTTGCAACTCTTGGTCAAATGGATTACAATCAAGCACTTGATACAACCATTTCTCTTCAGACTGCCTTTGCAATTTCCAATGAAGATCTTGGAAAAACTGTAGATTACCTTAACGCTGTAGAAAACCAAACCATTCTTACAATGGAAGACATGTCTCTTGCTATTCCAAGAGTTGCCACGGTAGTCAAGGGTCTTGGAGGTAGCGTAGAAGACCTAGCAGTAATGATGACAGCAATGCGTGAAGGTGGAGTAAGCGCAGAGAATGCTGCAAACGGTTTGAAGTCTGGTCTTGCATCTTTGATCAATCCAACAAAGAGAGCATCTGAGAGTTTGGCTTCAATGGGTGTTAATCTCAATCAAATTATCACTCAAAATAAGGGCGACCTCATGGGTATTGTTACTGAGTTTGGTGTGGCAATCAATAAACTTGACGAATTCAGTCGTCAACAATTATTGGAACAGGTATTCGGTAAGTTCCAATATGCAAGAATGAGTGCGTTGTTTACTAACATTACAAAAGATGCTGGTCAGGCAGCAAGAGCAATGGAAATTGCTGGAATGTCAGCAGCAGATCTTGCTAAGATTTCTGAGAAAGAACTTGGACAAATTTCTGAATCTACTTCTGTAAAGTTTCAAGCATCAATGGAAAAACTTAAAATGTCTATTGCTCCCATTGGAGAAGCGTTCTTAAAAGGAATCACTCCAATAGTTGATATGGTTTCAAAGATTGCTGATGCGTTCAACAATCTTCCAGACGGGGTAAAGAATGCAATTGCCGTTCTTACGGGGGTAGTCGCAGGAATAGGCCCAGTTCTTCTTATGACTATTGGTTTGCTAGGTAACGGTATAGCAAATATAACGAAGTTTGTTCAATTCATTAGAAAAAGTCTTGCGGGAATTAGGGGTGATGCTTCAGCATTTACTTATTTAGCCCAAGGAGAACTTGAAGCGACTACAGCGAGCAAGGCACTTGAGGGAAGTGCTGTTAGTCTTACAGACAAATTACTTCTTCAAAGAGGAGCCGTTTCTGGCCTTACCGCAGAATACGA